AGGAAGACATTCCCTGCATGCATGGTTAGTAACGTGCTCCGAATGCGAGGTCATCCACTTTGCAATTTGCTCAGCATCCGCCCTGCACTCGGCTAGCTCGGCGGTGAGGCGTTGGTTGTCTTCAATCGACTCTTGCAGGCACCGTTCGGTACATCCAAACCATCTTTTCAGCAGCGTCTCATACTTGTCCTCAAGCGCCTTGTAGTCGGCGGTGAGTCGTTCGTTTTCCTTATCTTTTTCGGCGAAAATTTTTGCCACCTCGTTCACGAGACGATTGCACTTGTCCTCGACCCGCTTATGTTCGGCATATTCCATATATAGGCCGACACTACTTTCAACTATGTCCGTTCCACTAGACGTTTGGCGAATGTTGAATCTCTTAGCCACAATCAATCCTCCTTTAGGGCGTTGCGGGCGTTTGATTCATCCCACTCGGCAAAGAAATCACCAAAACCTCTTTCGCCGGACATGGCCTCTCGCGCTCCATCTTCGACACCTTCTTCGTATGCAGCCTTCACGAGGGCACGCAACCGCGCATTCTCCGCCTCTAGGGATTTCAGGCGGGTGTTGCATGATCGAATGGTCGCCGCTGCCAAATTCCGCCAATCAAGTGGCGGTAACGCCCTATCCTCGACCATGATGGCCACTTGCTCAGCCGTATACCGCTCGGTGGTTGTGGTCATGGCCTGCTCCGGAAGTGGGCTTTCACGGCGGTAACATTTGACCGCTTACCGTCGTAGTACCAAGTAAACGCTCGCGACCCATCTGGCTTTATCTTCACTTGACACTCGATCGGAAAATTCAGAGCGAAGTTGCCGTCGTGGCAAAAACCAATGACGCCGCCATTGTTCATTGCGTCTTTGACGGCTTTGGTTTTCATATCGGCAACCTTAGCTACGATACGTTTCTCATCCATGGCCTACCCCTCCCGACCAGGCGTTGTGGCGGATGTTTTGTCAGCCTCGCGAATGGCATGCTCGATCATTGGAGCAATGCGCTTTACGATGGCCTTCATATCGTTTCGCATCGGGTTGTGGCGCACGCCTGGATACCGCTTAGCCATGACCGCCAGCGCAGCCTCAACCATCGGCTTCGTATCGATTTCCATCACTTTCCCCTCTCTTGCGCGTCGATGGTGGTGAGGGCGGCAAACATGATTTTCCTAACATGACGAAGATATAAAATGTCTCCATTTTGGTTATCCGATTCATTCCGAAAAGCGCGCACGGCTTCAACTAGAACAGACAATTTCTGTAGCAGATCTAGTGACTGTTGAAACGCTTCTGCACTCGCAGACGGTGACGACTCGGTTGCACATATCGACGTCAAACATGCCGATGTGGCAATCCTCAGATTTGATGCCAAGCTGATCGGCGAGCCATCCGTAGGCGCTTCCTCGCTTCTTGTGACCCTGCTGCCAGATTGGATCGAACGCGGCATGAGCGGCCATCTTGGCTAAGCGAAGCTCCTTGTTAGCCAGTCGGCCAAGCGGCTTGTCAGTTCCCGGATGCACGCCAACCATGGCATCACAGGGCCTGCACTGGTAGAACCTCTTTGCGTAAAGATCGCGGCGGTGCGGGTAAACCTCGCGGCCAGTGACATACGGTGCAACTTCGCCGCAGTAGTCACACAGGACAACCGAGAACGGCAGATCATCCTTGCTCACGGCTCGCCTCCGATTCGGGAAAGGGCGTTGTTGAGACGGTCCAGAACCTTGCTGTCACCGTCCCCAAGCTCTGGATCGTCAAGAGCCTCGATCATGGCGTGGATGAGGTTGGCAGCAACCGCACCAGCCTCGATCAACTCGGCCACGGCGGCGCGGGCTTCCTTAAGCTGAATCCACTTATCAGACTGGTTTTCAGGCTCAAACGGATTCCACAGGTAGTTCAAGAGACGATCCAAAACCTCAAGTACGTTCACGGTGGTCATGGGTGATCCTTCTCATTGGCAAGCTGCTGGGCGCCGTACAGGGCGATCAGGGCGGCTTCCGCGCGGCCGTCGTCCTTGGTCCGGGCGAACAGGTGGGCGTGTGATGGCAAAAGCTCAATGGCGCGGGCACGGCTCATGGCCTTCCTGGCCTTCTTGTCCGCTTCCGGGTTCGCGTGGATGCCTACGGCGAACTTCCATTGGTGGGGCGTCACCAGGCGGCACTTGCTGGCGCCGAAGTGAGTGACCACGAGGGCGTGCAGGGCGCCAGCGACGAAACCGAACTGGAAGCTGCCTGCCACACCCTGTTTGGGCATGGCGCCCACGCGCTCCACGTACACACGATCTACGTGCCACTCAGCCGCCAGGCTGCGGAAGCACGCATCCAGCACCTCGAGGTCGAGGCGGGTTTTCTTTTTCACGACCTGGGTGGGCATGTCGTGGACGATGAGGGTGTCACCGCCCGCGTACAGGGCGAGCGCACCTGTAAGCCCGGGGTCGATGCCAAGCACGAGTGCCATGGCGCGGTTACTCCATTGGTGGTTGGTGAGGCACATATTGCGCTTACGTCACCAGCGTTGTCAATACGTCAACACGTTGGGGCGGCCGCAGGGCCTGAAAGGCTGGTGAAACATGGGGTGGGGATGATCCTGAACGCCAGTTCACATTTTGTAGACTGACCAGTGCTAAATTCTCACCTCTCGATACTCAACGGATGTAAGGACTGACGCCATGGCAAACCGCCACCCGAAGCTCGACGACAAGTGGTTCAGGCTGATGATCGACAGGGCGGAGGAATCGTTGCGCAGCTTCTCCGCCAAGATGGGCATGGATCCCGCCTCGTGGCAGCGGGTGCTGAACAACAAGCGCCGGCTCCAGCTGGATGAGGCGGAACGCGCAGCCGACATCCTGGGCGTGGGATTGGATGAGGTGCTGCAGCACGCCGGGTTGTCGGTGAAGGTGCCCATGGGCCGCGGCTCCGGCATGCGCGGGCCGGGCGAATCCCTGCCATCCATTGGTGGGACCATCGATATGGACGGGCTCGTGGTTTTCTCCGGCCTCAATGGCCGCTCAACGGCCCGTGACGCCATTCGCGCACTGTCCATCGTGGGTGACCCCTTCCTCGATGGCAAATTCGTCCTGTACGCGCCTGGTGACGTTTCAGCCACGCCCAGCGGTGGCCCCGAGGTGAATCTGGTGCAGCTTGGTGACGGTCGGGTCGTGCTGCGCAAGATACGACCAGCCTTCACGCCTGGTCGCTACGACCTTGGGCCGGCCTTCGGGTTCGGCAACGGCGTGGGCCGCGAGGACGACGTGGCCATCGTCGGCGTGATCCCCGTGATCGGCATCCGATTCTGAGTCTTCTAGGGGCACCTGAGAAATATTCTGCGTCTGTAGGGTAGAGGAGTGTGCTGCGCGTGCGGCTGGACGTAGAGGAACGTAGGCATTCCAAGATTCTGCTCGAAAGTGACCAAGTTCGTGGGGGACAGATGGGTATTCGTACAATACAAACATGCGTTTGAATTGTAAGTATGTACGTGTAGTCCCACTGTAACTCTATATATTCTTTAGAAGATCAAGAAATATAGAATATGTGTTGTCTCCCAACGGTTTCCGGCCTTCTGAAAAATTCTACGGGTGAGGTTTATTCTACGGCTGGCTGTGTCGGGAGCTGGGAAGATAAAGGACTGAATTTTGTCTGATGTTTTGTCGGACGCTTTTTCAAAAGTGTACGGACAAAAAGAAAGCCCCTCACCACCGAGGGGCTTTTTCGTGGGCGGGTAGATAGAGGACTAGGACTTAGGGGCATCGGCAGGGCGGCAGGAGGGGTGCCTCAGGCGCCAGCGCCCGGCCTTGGGCGTGTAGTGCGCTTGGCCCTGAGCGTTGCGCTCGAAGTGCCCGCCCTGCGCCGGCACGAGCTTGCCGCAAACGTAGCACGGGCCCGGGTGACGGTTACGCATCGGCGGACCGCTGTTTGTGGGAGGTCACAGTGCTCACTCTGCCGCAGAAAGTACGGAGGCGACTTTTTCGGCACCCACCCGACGGATCAGTGAGTCGAGGGCTTCACGGGCCGATTCCTTGGCGCGAGCTTGAGTACTCGTCGAAAGGGTCGGAGGGATGCGCACCACGGCCATACCGCTGGGGCGATGCGTGACGCTTACGTCATATCCCTCCAGCATAGTGACCACGAAACGGAACACGCGACCGTTGACCGCGTGGGTCAGCGTGGTGATCTGGACAGCTTCGCTTAGCGTGCCGTCGTTGAGTTTCACGGTGAAGGTTTTGGGCTGCATTGCTTTTTCTCCGGGTTGCGGTTGGTCCAGCGGTGCGCCCTCGTTGGAAGGCGCACGACTTGATCAACGGAACCAGTACTCGCGGCCGTCGAAATCGACGCTGCAGTAGTCCATGCGGACGTTGCGGGCCGTGGCCTCCCAGTCGATTTCGATATAGGACGGGATGTCGCGCGGCATATCGCCGATATCGCTGACCAGGTCCTGCACGTACGAGACGAACTCGTAATCCGCGATCATCTGGCCGGGATACCAGGCACCTTCCCATTCGTGATCACCGCCGTTGCCTTCCAGTTCGGACAGGAGCGCTTCCAGATCCGCCAGCTCCTCCGCATCCTCCGGGTTGAGGCCGGCCCATTCTTCCGGCGCCTCGACTTCGCCACCGTCCGGATGCGGAATCGTGAATTCGTCGCGCTCGCTGCGCAGTTCGTCCACGCGGTCCGTCACGTCGCGGATGTCGATATAGGACTCGTTGTCGAATTTCGTTGCCATTTCGGTATTCCTCGAAGTTAATGGTGATTAAATATCAATGGTTTAGACGTGGCGAAGCGCGTAACGGACGATCGGGGCGAAGACTGCGAAGCCTGAAGCGATGACCATGCCCCAGATGAAAATCTCCGCCATCACACCGCTGAAGCTCTTGGGCTGCGCCTTGGGCGTGAAGCCGCGTGCAACCTGCGGCTGACCGTGGAAGGGATAATTGTTGCGAAGGGCCTGGCGGTTCATGTCGATACTCCGTTGGTGACGTGGTGAGATATAATCTCCACAACGGTGACAGAAAGTCAATAGGCCCGACGAAAATAATTCGATGACCGACTCCGCAGACCTCACCGGCCTTTTCGATCAATCACTTAGCGAGCGTCAACGGACGTTCCTTGAGTGTGTGCTGACGCAGCCGTCGATCGAAAAGGCCCTTCGCGCCGCCCATGTGGGCGAACGCACCTATGCCGAGTGGCGCACGAAAGAGCCAGCTTTCGAGCAGGCGCTTCGTGTAGCGCGCGCGATCGTACTGGACCGGCGAATCGATCACATGCACATAGTTGCAGCGACCGAACCAGACGTGCAGCGGGCCAAAGTCATCATCGACACGGACAAGTGGCTGGCCGCCAAGCTGATCCCCAAGGTCTACGGCGACCGTATCGACGTGAACGTGTCCGGTCACATCGACATCGGCTCAGCCCTGGAGGAGGCAAAGGCGCGCGTTGTGCGACCTATGCGCGACCTACTGCCTATCATCGATGCGCAAGTCGTTGATTCACGAGACTCAATAGGTGCTGAGCCCATTGATAACGAATCAACTCCCCCCGTTCCGGACATCTTCAGCTGATGCGCCAGGCCGAATCGTGGGTCCCCTTTTCCGGAGGGTGGGGGTGCCGGCGTGGGGGTGGGGGCGCGCTGGCGCCGCGCGAGTTCCACCCGGGGCCATGTCTCGGGCGCGCGTTCAAAATTTTTAATTTTTGAAAATAATGAACCTTAACGGATTCTGAACAATGCCAAAGGCAAAGCAAGTCTACTCGGCCGCCGACGAACAGGCGCTCATGACGGAGCTATGGGATCCGCAGCTGGCCGACGACCTGCGCGCCTTTGTGATGTTCATGTTCCCGTGGGGCAAGCGGAACACCCCGCTCGAGCATTTCAAGGAGCCGCGCACCTGGCAGATCGAGGAGCTGGAGGCGAAGACCGAGCACATCCGAGCGAACAAGATCCTGATGCAGCAGGGCCTGCCGCCGAAGATGTGGATGGGGTCGAAGGCGTCTGGCCGCGGTATTGGCAAATCCGCGGAGGTGAGCTTCGAGGGGCTGTGGATGATGACCACGCGCCTGGGAAGCTCCACGATCGTCACCGCCAACACCGAGGCCCAGCTCACCTCCCGAACCATGGCGGAGCTTGGCAAGTGGCACACCCTGGCGATCAACAGCCACTGGTTCGACAAGAGCGCCATGTCCCTGCGGCCGGCCGACTGGTTCAAGACCCTGCTCGAGGAGCAGCTGAAGATCGACACGGGGTACTACTACCTGCAGGCCCAGCTGTGGTCGGAGGAAAAACCCGACGCCTTTGCCGGCGTGCACAACCACAACGGGGTCATGCTGAAGTTCGACGAGGCGTCAGGCATCCCCCAGTCGATCTTCTCCGTGTCCGAGGGGTTCTTCACTGAGCCCGTGCTCGACCGCTACTGGGACCTGTACTCGAATCCCCGAAATAATACCGGCGCATTTTTTGAATCCTTCCACAAGTTCCGGGATTTCTGGATACCCAGGCAGATCGACGCCCGCACCGTCGAGGGCACCGACCGGGCCGTGTACGACAAGATCATCGCCCAGTACGGCGCGGACTCCGACGAGGCCCGGGTCGAGGTCTATGGTCAGTTCCCCAACCAGGGTGATGACCAGCTGATCCCCATGGACCTGATCCTTGCGGCCCGTGAGCGCGAGGTCATCAACGACCCGGGCGCGCCCCTCATCATGGGCATCGACTACGGCAACGGCGGCAAGGATCCATCCGTCATCCGGTTCCGCCGCGGCTATGACGCGCGGTCCATCCCGGCTATACGGGTGGCGGGCAGGGAGGTGCTGGACTTCACGGCGAACTTCGTGGCGCCAGCGATCGAGAAGCACAAGCCCGACTACATCATGGCGGACGTCAACGGCGTGGGCGCGCCTGGCGCCGAGTGGCTACGTGCATCCGGGCACAAGGTCATCGGGGTGTACGCCCAGGGCAAGCCTCGGGACGAGGACCAGTATTTCAACAAGCGCGCCGAGTGCTGGTTCGAACTGAAGAACTGGCTGGCCAATGGCGCCATTGACGACTCCGACGTGCTGAAGGATGACCTCAAGGGCCCCAAGCGGATGGCTAACAAGACCACGGGCAAGCTGCAGGTGGAGTCCAAGGACGACATGAAGGCCCGCGGCCTGGCATCCCCCAACGATGGCGATTCCCTCTCCATCACCTTCGGACAACCCGTGGCCCGCCGGGACTCCCCCACCAACCGCGCCAAGCGCCGGGGAGCGGTAGCGGCCAATGTCGACTTTGACGTTTTCCGTTGAGTGATGAGAAAATATCACCGACCCCATATCCGCACGTTGCCCAGGAATCGCCCATGAGCCACGCCATCGCCGGCTTTACCCGATCCTTCGGCAACTTCCTTGGCGTCAGCCCGAAGCGCGCCAAGGATCCGGCGCCGGCCCCGACCGTCCCAACTGCCGACACCACGGCGGCTGATGCGGCCGCTGCCGAGGACGACGAGCGCAAGCGCGCCGCGGCCTACGGTAAGTCCAGCACCGTGCTGAACGGCGGCGCCGGCCTGTCCGACCTGGGCGCGACCAGCTCGTCCCAGCTGCTGGGTAGCTGATGCAGACCCAGGACAGCGACCTCGTACGGAACATCATGTCGGGCCTTTCACAGGCCCGGACATGGCGCGGCACGTTCGAAACGCACTGGAACGACGTGGCCCGGGTTGTCCTGCCGCACATGGCGGACAGTTTCCACCCTGACAACGCCCGTACCCCAGGCCAGGAACGCGGCCTGGAAATGTACGACACCACGGCGAACACGGCTCTGTACCGTTACGCCGCGGCGATGAACTCCATGCTGACGCCTACCGGTTCCACATGGCATGGCATCCGTATTGCCGACCCCAAGCTCAACAAGCTGCGTTCCGTGCGGCTGTGGTGCGAGCAGGTCACCGAAATCATGTTCCACTACCGGAACGCCGCGCGCTCCGGTTATCAGGCCCAGCAGTACGACGCCTACGTCAGCCAAGGCGCGTTCGGCACGTCCGCCATGTACGTCGATGCGCTGACCGATCCGCGCACCGGCCGCCCCGATGGGTTGCGCTACCGCAACATCCACATCGGCGAGGTGTACGTCAGCGAGAATCACCAGGGCATCGTCGACAAGGTGTGGCGCCGCTGGCGTACGTCCGCTCGTAACGTCGCGTCCCAGTGGTTCAGCCAGAACCCGGAGCAGATGCCGGACCAGATCCGGGCGGCGCTGGAAAAGAATCCCGAGCAGATGTTCTACGTGGTGCACCACATCTGCCCGCGCGAGAGCTGGAGCCCGTACCCGCTGACCGGCAAGGCCATGCAGTTCGGCAGCTACTACGTCCTTGAGCAGGGCAACATCCTGCTGGATGAAAGCGGCTACCGGTCGTGGCCCATGCCGGTGGCGCGCATCAACACCGCGCCTGGCGAGCACTACGGCCGTGGCCCGGCAATGCAGGTGCTGCCGTCCATCAAGGGCCTCAACAGCCAGAAAAAGACGATCCTGAAGCAGGCGCACCGCGCCGTGGATCCCGTCCTGCTGGCCCACGATGACGGCATCCTCGAGGGCGTGAACCTCGCTCCGGGCGCGGTGAACTACGGCGGCATGAACGCCGATGGCCGCAAGCTCGTGGACGTGCTGCCGACGGGCAATATCTCGATCGGCATGGAGACCATGCAGCTCGAGCAGGCCGCGATCAACGACGGCTTCTTCGTCACCCTGTTCCAGATCCTTGTCGACTCGCCGCAGATGACGGCGACTGAGGTGCTGGAGCGTGCGCGCGAAAAGGGCGCGCTGCTGGCGCCGTCGTTCGGTCGTTACCAGACCGAAGGTCTCGGCCCGATGATTGCCCGGGAATACGAAATCCTGTTCAACCAGGGCAAGATCCCCCGGCCGCCGCAGGAGTTGCTGGACGCGAACGCGACGTGGGAGGTCGAATACGACGCCCCACTGAACCGAGCGATCAAGTCCGAGGCCGCGGCCGGCGCGCAGCGCACCGTGCAGTTCGTGTCCGAAATCGCCAACGTCACACAGGACCCGTCGGTGTTCGACGTGTTCGACCTCGACTACATGATCCGCGACATCGCGCACGTCCAGAGCGTGCCCGAGCTTTACCTTGCCGACCCAGCGGCGATCCAGGCCAAACGCCAGGGGCGCCAGCAGGCACAGGAGCAGCAGCAGCTGGTGGACGCGGCGCCGGCCATCGCGTCGACCCTCAAGGCCGTGGGTGCAGGGCAGGTGACCGGTGGCTAAACCCCAACGGGCGGAATACGAGTACCACTACGTTCGCCAGTCCATGGATCTCGGCGAACGGCGCCGGGCCATCCGGCAGGGCTACGGCGACTTCCAGTGCTTCGGCTGGCAGAAGGACCCGCCGTATCCCGAGGGCGATCCGCGCCGATGGCACTGGCAGGATGGCGCGGAGACCGCCGAGAAGTTCTATCGCACGGGATCGGGCGACGTGGAGGAAACACCGGGATGGCATTGACCGATCGACTTGAAGCCCTGTGGGGCTTCCTCGCTTCGCGACGTACCGCGTACGTCCGCACCTTCGACGGCCCCGAGGCACAGAAGGTACTGGCCGACCTGGCGCGTTTTTGCCGGGCTGGCGAAACCACGTTCCACGCAGACCCCCGTGTCCACGCAGTGGCCGAGGGACGGCGCGAGGTGTGGCTGCGCATCGCCAAGCACCTGAACCTTTCCGACGAACAGCTGTTCGAACTCTACGCCGCCAAGACGGCCAAGGAATAACCAATGACCGACGCTGCCACTTCTTCCGCCGCGCTCGACGGCGGCGCTGCCGCCACCACCGATACCACGGCCGCCACCGTCAACGCCGCGGCCGATGCGGCCCAGGGCAAGGCGCCTGCCGGCTCGCCCACCATCGCATGGCTCGAGGGCGCCAGCGCGGAGCAGGTGGGCTACGTCCAGAACAAGGGCTGGACCGATCCCAAGCAGCTGCTCGATGGTTACCAGAACCTCGAGAAGCTGCGCGGCGTGCCGGCCGATCGCCTGCTCACCCTGCCGGCGGCCGACGCCGACGAGGCCACGCGCGGCGCGTTCTTCGACAAGCTGGGCCGTCCAGCCGACGCCAAGTCGTATGACTTCAGCCTGGGCGAGAACGACGGCGGCTGGACCGATCGCTTGAAGGGCTCGTTCCACAAGCACGGCGTCAGCGCCGAGGCCGCCAAGGGCATCATCAGCGACTACGCCGCCGGCGTTGAACTGGACAAGCAGGCCCAGGCCCAGGAGGCCAGGGAGAAGTTCCAGGCGGACACCCAGGCGCTGCGTACCGAGTGGGGTGCCGCACACGACCAGAACACGCAGATCGCCCGGCAGGGGCGCGACGCGCTGGGTTGGACGAGTGAAGTGGTCGACGCCGTGGGCGCCGCCATCGGCCATGCAAACCTGATGAAGATGCTGCACAACGTCGGCAGCCGTACGGGCGAAGCATCGTTCGTGGCCAGTGGCCAGCAGCCGGCGTTGTCCGGCGCCATGTCGCCGGACCAGGCACAGGCTCGCCTCAACGAGCTGACCGCCGACAAGGATTGGGTCGGTCGCCTGATGAAGGGCGGCACCGAGTCGAAGGAAGCGCAGGAGCGCCGCCGCCTGATCGGCTTCATCCACGGGGGCAAGTCGTGAATCGTGAGGAAGTACGGCTGAAATGCTGGGAAATGGCCATCACCATGGCCGGCCAGAACCGCCACGACAAGGGCGTCGTTGACGAAATCGCATCATCGATTTATGATTTTGTCGCAAGTGGTGACAATTCATCGTCACCTGCGGCCAGTGGCGGGACAAGCGATTCGACGGAAACCCCGGTTCGCCGGGGCCCAGGACGCCCCCGAAAAAGCTGACCGCTGCGTGGCCCCTCCTCGGAGGACAAGCCGGGACTGTGAGCGCCCTGACGGCTCGCACTTTCGCCTTCTCCTCCAAGGACATACGTCATGCCGAATAGCATTACCACTGCCGATATCACCGAGTTTAACTCGAACGTCTCGCTGCTCCTGCAGCAGACCGACAGCCGACTCGCCCAGGCGTGCACCCCGTACCAGCTCAAGGGTGAAGCCGCCGAAGTCCTCGAACAGTTCGGCCAGACGACCGCCGTCACCGGCCTGGGTCGCCACGCCGATACGCCGATCCTCGACGTCCCGCAGGATCGCCGCTGGTGCTTCCCGACCGACGTGGACTGGGGCACGATGGTCGACAAGCAGGACCTCCTGCGCCTGATGATCGATCCGAAGTCGGAAATGACCAAGGCCGGCGTGGCCGCCCTGCAGCGCGCCAAGGACGACATCATCGTCGCCGCGTTCTTCGGCACCGCCAAGACCGGCAAGACCGGCGCGACCAACACCGCGTTCCCGGGCTCGCAGGTCGTCGCCAATACCGTCGGCGCCTCCGCCGCGACGGGTCTGAACGTTGCCAAGTTCCGCGAAGCCCGCCGCCTCCTGCGCAAGGCCGAGGTGGATTTCGAGGGCGGCACGATCTACGCCGCGCTGCCTGCCGACAAGGAAGCCGATCTGTTCAACGAGGCCCTGGTCATCAACAGCGACTTCAACGCCCGCAACCAGGCGGTGATCGCGGATGGCCGCCTGATGGGCATCCTGGGCATCCAGTTCATCCACTCGGAACGCTTCGTCGGCGGCGACCAGAGCGCGGCTCCGGGCACGCCGTACCAGATCCCCGTGTGGGACAAGGCCGGCATGGGCTACGGCGTCTGGAACGACGTCAACGTCAACGTGGCCGAAGTCCCGACCAAGCGCTTCAACTGGCAGGTCTACATGGGCATGACCATCGGCGCGACCCGCTTGGAAGAAAAGCGCGTCGTTCAGATCCTGGCCGTCTAAGGAATCACACTCATGGCACAGACCTTCTCGACCGAACTGCAGCCGACCCAGCTGTCCCCCGCCCAGCTCCCGAGTGCGACCTCGGGCTACGGCGCCCGCTTCCGTCGCTACCGCGCATCGATCACTCTGGCCAGCCAGGCCAGTGCCGATACCGTGGTGCTCGCCAATATCCCGGCGGGTTACTGCTTCGCCTACGGCGTCATCACTTCGGGCGTGTCGCTCGGTACGGCCACGGTGGCGATCGGTAATGCCAGCTCCGCCGGCAAGTACCGCGCAGCTGCCGTGTTCACCGCTACCGACACGCCCACGCCGTTTGGCACGGCCGCCGCGGTGGCGGGCGTCCCGAGCACGGCCCAGGAGCAGGTGCTTCTGACCGTGGGTACGGCGGCCCTGCCGGCCTCGGGCCAGCTTGTGGTCGACCTGTACTTCTCCGGCCCGTAACCGATAACCCCGGGGGCTTCGGCCCCCGGGCTTTCAGGAGCATCAGATGGCCCAGGTCTACTACGGCGTCAACCGCGGCAAGAACTTCGAGACCGCCACGGTCGCCACCAGCACGCAGAGCAACGACGTGGAGATTCGCGTGAACACGTCGAACGTCCTGTCGCGCGAGGAATTCCTCGAAGCCCTCATGCAGCTGGAAAATTTCATCGTCCAGCAGCTTTACCCGTTCGCGTAAGGGGTCGACATGTCCGGCACCACCAAGCGTTCAAACGGCGAGTACGTCCAGAACCGCGCCAACGTGCGTGGCACGGATTTCCCGCTGGGGTATCAGCAGATCACCGCGACGGGTTCGTCCGTCGGGCTCGTCGTGCCCACGGGCGCCCGCCTGGCCCGCGTCAACTGCGAAGCCCAGGCCGCCCGCTGGCGCGATGACGGCGTGGCGCCTACGGCCACTGTCGGAATTCTGCAGGCGGTCGGTGAAACGCTCGAGTACAGCGGCGACCTTTCGGCAATTCGATTCATCGCCGCTACCGCCGGCACGATTCTCAACGTCAGCTACTACGGCTGATCCATGAACGATTAAGGGAAACCCGCCATGGCCCAGTCCGTAACCGGCATCTGCAATCGGGCCCTGCAGCTGGTGGGTTCCGCGCAGCAGATCCTGAACCTCACCGACAACACGCGCGAAGCCCGCGCGTGTACGCGCGCCTACGATCCTTCCCGCCGCGCAGAGTTGCGGGCGCACCCGTGGAATTTCTCGATCAAGCGCGCCCAGCTGGCCGCCAATACCGCCGCTCCGCCGTTTGGTCCGGTGTACGAGTTCCCCCTGCCCACGGACTGCCTGCGTGTCATCGTGCCGATGTATGCCGCGTGCGATTGGAATGTCGAGGGCCGCAACATCGTCGCCACCTCGGCCACGCCGCTGAATATCCGATACATCGCAGATATCGAAGATCCCACCCTGTTCGATGCGCAGTTTTGCGAAGTTCTCGCGTACCGCATCGCCCTGGCGATTGTGGAGGACATGACGCAGTCGAACACCAAGCGCCAGAACCTGCGCAGTGAGTACAGCGCTGCGCTTGCCGAGGCACGAAAGGTGGACGCTACGGAGAGCATCCCGGAGCGCGCCGCAGATTCCGAATGGGTCACGTCCCGCTGGCGGAATTCCAGCACCATTTGGGCACAGAGCTGATGCCGCGCGCGTCCCACCTGCAACCGAGTTTCAATCAGGGCGAATGGTCGCCGCTGACGTATGGCCGCGCGGATATCCAACAGCGCGCCAAGGCGATGCAGCTGTGCCGGGAATTCATCCCTCTCATCCAGGGCCCGGTAACGCGACGTCCCGGTACGTGGTACGTGTCGCCCGCCAAGGTGACGGCGCCACGACTCCAGCGTTTCCAATTCAATACCACCCAAGCCTATATCCTCGAATTCGGAGCCAATTACATCCGTTTTTTCGTCAATGGCGGCCAGCTTCTCAACGCGGGTTTGCCTTACGAGGTCTCCACGCCGTACGGCGCCGGGGACATCGCCGGGTTGAATTTCACCCAGTCGGCGGACGTGATGTACATCGTCCACCCCAACTACCCACCGAAAACGCTTAGCCGCCTCGGCGCGACCAACTGGGTACTGGCCGACATCGTGTTCCAAGACGGCCCGTACCAGACACAGAACACGGCGGACAACTACCTGACGTGTACGGTCACCCGAACCGGCAGCACGGGCACGTTGACCGCGAGCAATACCAACGGCATCAACGGCGGCGCCGGATTTCAGGCGTCAACGGATGTCGGTCGCCTCATGCGGATTCAGGATACAAACTGGACGTCGAGTTCAACTGACCACCCGGTGAAGTGGATCCAGCTGCGCATCAACAGCGTGACGAGCACGACGGTGTGCAATGTCACGGTCATCGGCATCGTGCCGCAATAAGGAGCGACGATGCTACCGGCTGACGCACTCGACCCTGGCAAGCCCCCGACCGGCACCGATACCGGCACAGGAAAGACACGCGCCTGGCAGATGGGTGCTTTCTATCCAGGCAACTACCCTTCCGTGATCCAGTTTCACGAAGACCGCCTGTGCTTTGCCGGTTGTCCGGCAACGCCGCAGCGTATCGACATGTCGAACACCAGCCAGTACACAATATTCAGCCCCAGCGCGGTAAAGGACGGCACCGTTGTCGATTCCAACGCTTGCGTCTTTGTGCTCAGCTCAAACGAGGTGAACGCGATCCGCTGGACGGCATCCGACCAGAACGGCCTGCTCATCGGCACCGCTGGCGGTGAGTGGCTGTTGTCGCCCGCATCGACGGGCGCGGTCATCACGCCCAGCAACGTCAATGCGAAACAATCGTCGCAGCACGGCTCCGAGCCCGTGCAACCCGTGCGTGTCGGCAGCGACACGATCTTTGTGCAGGCTGGCGGCAAGCGCCTGCGTCAAATGGTCTACGACTACTACGCAAATGGGTTCCAGGGTGCGAATCTCTCTTTCCGCGCGGAGCACCTGGCGGCCCCCGGCTTCTCGCAACTCTGCTACCAGCGGACTCCGCAGCCTCTTATTTGGGGCGTGCGAAAGGACGGCGCACTTGTGTCCATCCTCTACGACCGCAACGAGCAGGAGAACCCGCAGGACTGCGGATGGGGACTCAGCTTCTCCGACGGCACGGCGAAGGTTGTAAGCGCTCAGGTAATCTCGTCACCCGACGGCACACGCGATGAATTGTGGGTGGCCGTGCAGCGCACGGTTAATGGCGCCACCGTCTGCTACATCGAGCGCATGAGTAAACTGTGGGAGGAGGGCGACGCTACGCCATACACGCTCAATGGCGCGACGGCCTACCGCTTCACGCCCAGCCTGACCACCTATCTCGACGCCGCTGCACGAACCGTGTTCGGTTCTCCTGTGACGACGATATCGGGCCTGTCCCACCTCGAGGGTCGCACGGTGGGCGTGCTCGTGGACGGTGCAACTCACCCCGACCGGACGGTGTCCGGCGGCAGTATTACGCTGGACGCTGCAGCGAAGGACGTGAATGTAGGCCTGAAGTTCACCAGCCGTGGCCGCACCATGAGTATCGAGGCCGGTGCCGCGGCTGGGACTGCACAGTCAAAGAAAAAGCGGATCCATCGCGTGGCGTTCAGGTTGTACGACAGCTTGGGCCTGACTGTGAAGGCGTCAGGCACGGGCGGCGAAAAGGAAATCACCGAACCATTCCGCAGTACGGCGGATCTGATGGATAGCCCGCCGCCCTTGCTGACGGACGACGTGGACGTGGATTGGGAAGGCACGTACGAGACTGCCGGCACGGTGGAATTCCTGCAATCTGACCCGTTGCCGCTGAACATCAGCGCCATCGTGGTCTCTCTGGAGACGCAGGATGGTTAAGGAGATCCCATTCCTGCCGGAGCACGCCAACCAGGTCAGGCTGCAACCGTGCCAGCGGGCGATCCATGCGCACTCGTCGGAGCGCGCGTTCCGCGCTATGGCGGCAGCTCCGTCCTTCACCTTGGTGGACGGGGAGGAAATCGTCATGTGCGGCGGCATCATCGAGCTGTCGCCCGGGCGGGCCATCTGCTGGGCACTGATGGCCGAGAGCATTGGGCACCGGATGACGACATGCGTACGAGTGACCCGTCGATTCGTGCGCGCACAGAAGCCCCACCGCCTGGAACTGGACGTGCAGATCGACCATGAAGAAGGGCATCGATTTGCCCGGATGATCGGATTCAGCAAGGAGACAGAGCGCATGCGGGCTTTCTACCCGGATGGTTCGGACGGCACGATGTATGTTTGGGTGACCCAATGACGAATATCGCGTCGGCAGCAATCTCCTTTTTCACGACCGAAGACGCAGCGATCGCGCAATCGGACGCGTACAAGCACGACTCCAAGGTCGCGGCGATCAATGCCGATACGACGCGCCAGCAGGGGGAGGCGTCCGACCAGGCGCTCGAGCGCGATATCAACGCGACCCTCGGGACCATGCGTGCCAGCTATGGCGGCTCTGGCGTGGACGCCAGCCAGGGTTCACCGATGGACGTCCTGGCCGATTCCATCCGCCGGGGCGTACTGGACCGCGCCACGAACAAGTACAACTACGAAGTGCAGGCCAGCAACTATGATGCGCAGTCGGCGCAGCTGAAGCTGCAGGCGAAGAACGCCAAGCGCGCGGGCCCGGCGCTCGCGGCGAGCGCGTCTCTCACCTCGTTCAACTTCGGCAACGGCGGTACAGGCGGCCTCGGCACGGCGGGTCAGACCACCGGTTCCTACTCCCAGTGGAGTGGCGGCAATAGCCTGACGGGCGGCACGTACAACGGCGTCGGCTCGACCTCGACCGGGTGGGCTGGTGACAGCGGTGTCCGCAACGGTGATAATACGTCAACAGATTGGCCGGGAAGCGGCGGGGGTTGGGGATCGTGAGCCGAGTTAATCCGTATCAGGAACGTCTTACCCCCCGCGGCGCCAGCACGGAATCCCAGGATCCGGGCAGTGCCGACGGCGGCATCGGCGTGGCCGGCCGCGGCATCGCCGCCGGCATCAACCACATCGCGGCACAGCAGCGGCAGATCGAGGATGATCAGGGGCGCATGTGGGCGGCAAACGCTGCCGCCGAAAACGAGGTCCGCCAGCAGAAGCAGCAGGCCGATCGCGTCAATTCGCTGAACCCTGACGCGCCTGACTACCTTGACCAGATCAATCGCCTGCCCGAGCAGTTCGATGAGGACTACCAGTCGTCGACGCAGAGCCTGTACGAATCGGCGCCGAACGCCGCCGCGCGCAAATACCTGACGACGCAGACGGCGAGTGGCCGCGTGCGCACGCTGCGCAACGCCGTGGAGACGAGCGCCAACCTCAACTCCAGCTACGCGGTCTCCCAGGTGTCGCAGTCCGTGAAGACGAACTCCGACCTGATCGCCGCGAGCCCGGATAACGACACCTTCAACGATATCGACGCGCGTCACCGCGAGACGATCATGGGGCTCACCAGCTTGGACCCTACGGTCAAGCTGAAGCTGGCTGACCAGGCGACCCATGCGTACTCACTGACGCAGGTCCAGTCCACCGTAGCGCGCGATCCGCAGGGTTTTCTGCAGACCGTAAACGCGGCCGGCGGGCAGACGACGGCGCGCGGGCAGCGCGGCCAGGTTCCGACCATCCAGAATTTCGGAGCCGATACGGTCAAGCCGTACGATGCCGCACGCGTGCAGCAGATCGGCAGCGCTGTCGCGGCGCCCAGTCCGTACGACGGCCTGTTCCAGCAGGCCGGCGCTGCGTACGGCGTCGACCCCAAGGAACTGAAGCTGCGAGCGGTGGTTGAGTCAGGGCTCAACCCGACGGCGAGCAGCGGCAAGGCAACTGGCATCATGCAGTTCGCGCCCGAGACCGCGCAGGCACTGGGCATCGATCCCAATGATCCGGCACAGGCGATCCCCGCGGCGGCCAAGCTCCTGGCGTCGTATCGGCAACAGTCGGGCGGCGACGCCTCTGCCGTCGACAAAATGTACTACGGCGGCGAGGACCGGTCCCAGTGGGGCCCGAACACGAACCAGTACGCGGCCAACCTTGCCGCTGCGCGAGCCGGACTCGGAATCGCAGGCGCGCAGCTTCCACAAGTCGAGCCCCTGAACGAACAGGCCATCGCCGACGCCAAGCCGCCCATCGCCGGCTGGGATAATCTCTCGTGGCAGGAGAAGGTGGCTGCGGTGCGCCAGGCGGAAGGGACGCTGGGCAAGGGCATGGCTGAAGACCGTGGCGCGATGGAGCGTGAGCTGCGCGATGCCAACGCGACCCTGCTGGCCGGCAAGCCGTACCCGGGACTGGAGGGCGCTCGCTTCAGCCAGGAAAACCTCGTGCGCCTGTTCGGCGAGGACCGCGGCACGCGCGCGGCGCAGGAACTGGCGTACAACGGGGCGGTGGGCTCATTCATGGCTGGCGCAGCGACGATGCCTGCGGCGCAGCGTGCGGCCCAGCTCGCCCAGCTCCAGCCCTCGGGCGGCGAAGGCTTCGCCGAGCAGGAGCCGGCGTACCGTGCGGCCGTCGCGGCCTCCGCCCGTCTCACGGAACAGCAGCAGTCCGCACCCATCGCTTACGCCATTACCAACGGTATCGGCCAGGCCAAGCCCCTGGATTTCTCCAGTGCCGACAACCTGACCGCCAGCCTTGCCCAACGCGAGGCGGTGAGCAACACCATGGTCACGGACTACGGCACGAAGCCGCAGATTTTCACCGACAAGGAAGTGGACACGTTGCTTGGCGGCATGACGAAGATGAACGGTCAGGACCGCGTGGCCTACCTCGGCAGCGTGCGCGCTGGCCTTGCCAACCCGCGCGCGTTCGCGACGGCCATGAACGAAATCGCACCGAAGAACCCGAATCTCGCCTACGCGGCACAGATGGCGGCGCGCGGCGGCTCGTCCTTCGTGGACGGCAAGCCGATGGACGCCAGCCGTATCGCGGCGACGATCGCCGATGGCGACATCATCCTTAATGGCCGGAGCCTGGATAAGGGCCTGGCTAAGGGCGACGACCCGTCCATGCCTACCGGCAGCAAGGCGGTGAATTTCAAGGAAGACGATTTCCGGCGCTCGTTTGCGTCGATGACGGACGGCGCCTTCCAGTCCCCGGACGCGCAGCGCAGCGCCGGCACGCAGGTCGAGGTGTACAACGCTGTGAAGGCGTACTACGTGGCCGAGTCGTACCAGCAGGGACAGCCGCTGGACAAGATCGACACGACGGGCGTGAAGCGCGCCGTGGACGCGGTGACCGGCGGGGTATGGAATCGAGGCTCCGGCGGCAAGGTGTTCGCCCCGTTTGGCATGGCGATGTCGGATTTCCAGAACCAGTGGGATCAGCGACTCGAGCAGACCCTCAAAGCGAACGGCTTTTCCGATCAGGAAATCAAGACGGGATCCGGCCAGTTGAAGGCAGTAAACGTCGCGGATGGACAGTACGGCTTCCTCAACGGTCAGGGGCGCATGCTGGTTAACCCGCGCACCGGCCGCACGGTAGTCGTGGACTACAGCAGCCCATACGTGGATAACCGCCCCGGTTTCCGCGGCAAGGCTGTGCAGACGCCGGACGATTACGTGCCGGGGGTAAACCAGGCGTACAACGGAGTGCTCCAGTAATGGGCTTCCTCAACCCGGCGCCAGAGGACGATTACCGTATCGCCACCCTCGGCGCGCAGAACCCGACAACCGAGTTGCCGGGTCCGAGCGCGCTGGAGGGCATTGGCGAAGCGGCACAGAAAGGTATTGCCGGCGGCCTGGTCAAAGCGACCAAGTTGGCGGACGCCATCGGGCGAGGCATCGATAGCGGCGCGGACGCGTACCTGCCTTCGTGGATGGCGGACATCGCGCATTACGCGCCGTTCAACCCCGGTGCCCCAGGGAAGTTGTACTCCGACGATTTCCGCAAGAAGCAGGAAGCGGCGCGCGAGGTCGTTTCCCAGTGGGCGGAGACGGGTCAGGATCCACGCGTTACAGGCTCCGTCGGCCGTATCGTGTCGGGCACCACGGAAGGACTCACGGTGGCGAGCCTTGGCGCGCCTGCTGGACCCATCGGCGCGGGCACAATGCTCGCGGGCACGATGGGCTACGCCGATTATCTGAAGGGAAAGCAGGAAGGGCTGGATGATACGACGGCTACAGAGCGAGCAGCCGTAACGGGCGGCTTCGCGGGCCTGTCCGTATTCGTGCCGGCGAAGATCGGCTCCAACATTTTCACCAGCATCGGCGGCGGCGCCCTGGCCAATATCGGTCTCGGCGCGGCTCAGCGCGGCACCACTTCCGCGGTGCTCGACGTCAACGGCTATCACGACATGGCCGCCCAGTACCGAATCATGGACGGCGAGGGCATGGCGACGGACGCCATCCTGGGTTCCGTATTCGGCGGCTTCGGCCACATCAGCGGCGGTCACCGTGCCACGCCCGAGCAGGTGGACGCGGCTGTCGCTACGGCGGCAGATGAGCATTACACCCGCTCCGCGCCCGGCGTGCCGACGACGCCGGAAATCGCCAACCTGCACGGCGATGCCATGCGCGAGGCGCTGGACGCCCTGGCCGAAGGCCGGGAGCCCAACACGCCTGACGACGTGGCCACGCGCGTGGCGGACAATGTGCTGCCGGATCCGCAGCACGATTCCGTGCCGCCAGCCGTCGAAGCCGCAGATACCGACCTACCCGGATTCCGTGCCGCGGTGGATGACGTGGCGCCAATGGAGCCGCCGGCCCGCGAGCCGCAGGAAACTATCCCGCCCCCCGAGGCGCCCCTAAACGCAGAAGGCAAGCCCGAAGGCACGGCACCGCCTGACTTTGACGCCTTCACGCGAGACCGCGTGGACGCGCTCACGCGTGACTTCGGTGACCAGCCGTACACGCTCGAGGACGGCACCCAGTCCACATATCGCGAGGTTTTCCAAAATATGCTGAAGGAATTGGCAGATGCCGATCCGCTGGCCAAGGCCCACGAAGCCGCGGCCGCCTGCTTCTCCCGCACGGGCGGTGCCGCATGAAGCCCGCATGCGCCCAGGTAGTTGAGCAGGTTCTCGGCCGTAAGCCCACGAAGGGCGAGCTGGATTCGATCGAAACCCGGATTTTCTCGTCCATGCAGGAGTTGCAGGCGAAGGATCCGGGCCGGTGGCGTCAGCTTTCCCGTGACCAGCGTCTGCAGGAGGGCGCGAAGCTGGCGCGACAGAAAACTCTTGACGACATCACCCGTGCCCATGCGAACACGATCCGCGACATGGAAATCAAAGCGGATCAGCTGCGCCGCCTGGAGTCGTTCACGCCAGGCACCGGCAAGCGTGAAGGACAGTTGGCCGCGCTACGCCAGCGCTCCGTCTACGACGCTGAAAACCGCGGCGGCGATATTTCCGTGGAGATCAAGCGCAAAGCCATTTTCAAGGATTTCGTGCGTCGGCTGGAGGACGTAGGCGGGCAAGGCAAGTTCTTCGGAATGATGCAGGATCCGCTGGAGCAGCGCGAACTTATGCGGGCTATCCGCGACGAGCCTACGGGAAAACCGCAGGTAGACGCGGCAGGCAGCACCGTGCGCAAGGTCATGGACGAAGCATTCCAGCAGATGCAGGACGCCGGCATCCACATCAACCGCCTGGACGACTGGCACACGCCGCAGCCGTGGGCGTGGGAGAAGATCGGCGCCGACCGTGAAGCATTCGTGCGTGACGCGCTGGATGCGATCGATCACGACCGCTACATCAAGCAGGACGGCACGCCGATGACGCGGCCGGAAATCGAAAAGCTGGTGCGCGCATCGGCAGAAACCCTCGGCACGAACGGCGCAAACAAGCGTGCCGAGAAGCAGGGGAGCGGGTTCTCGGGTACTGTGGGCGCCAGCCGGAACGCGCCGCGCCAGCTCTTTTTCAAGTCGGCGGAAGCCTACTCGTCCATGATGGACAAGTACGGCTCGGCTGATAACGTGCACTCCATGTTGCTGCACCACCTCAACGGCGTCGCACGCGACATCGCGGCCGTGCGTTCGTTCGGCCGTGACGCCGACAACTTCTTCCCCCAACTGGTCGAAAAGGCGTTCACCAACGACGCCAAAGCGGTGAAGGGGGCGACGCCGGAGAAGCGTGAAAAGGCGTTGCAGAAGCTCGAGAAGCTGAAGCGGCGCACCCTCAAGGAGTGGCAGGCGATGCGCCAGCCAGACCACCCGGGTTCGATGCCGGGGTGGGTGAAGGTATCACAGGCCATCCGGGGCCTGGCGGGATCCACGTTGCTCGGCTCGTCTACGTTGGCGGCGATCCCCGACCTGCAGATGGCCGTTGGGTATGGTCGGCTGCTCGGGTTGTCGCGCTCGAAAATTTTGGGGAACGTCGGCGAAGGACTGAACCCGGCCAACCGCAAGACGCTGTCGCGCCTCGGCATCGTCGTGGACGGACTGGAATCCGCGGCCAACCGTTTCGGCAATGAGGAGCTGGGGCCGCACGGCATCCGTTTCCTCAACCACGTCGTACACGTAGGTTCCGGCCTGCGGATGTGGGACCGGGGCATGGCCCACGGCGTCAGCGCCAGCATCATGGACATGCTGGGCGAGCACAGCAGCAAGTCGAATTTCACCGACCTCGACCCGAAGACCCGCCAGTACGTGGAAAGCCGGGGCATCACCGAGGATGTGTGGAAGACCTGGCAGGCGGCCGAGCTGGATACGGGCACCGACGGCAACCGTACGATGCTGACCCCTGACGCTATCTACGACATTCCTGACGACAAGCTGCGCTCGATCGCGGAAGCGAGGGTGAGCACACGGGACGGCAAGTTGACTGATTCCGAGGTCGACCGGGAAATCCGCAACCTGCGGGCGGAAGGCGCCCAGCGCCTGATCGGCACCGCGTTGAACGAGGTACAGGCCGGCGCGCGCGGCGGCGCTGGCGCGACCGTCGCTGACCAGATCAACCTTGGGCTTGACCCGGGCGATCGTGGCACGCTTCGGCACGAACTGTTCTCATGGCTGTTGTTCCTGAAGCAGACCCCGCTGGGTATCTTCAAGACCCACATGTTCGACGTGCCCAATGGGCTCGACGACTGGAAGTCCGCCATGACGTACCGGGCCAAATTCATGGCGGGCTCGGCGGCGCTGGGTGCACTCTCCCTCGAGCTGAAGAACATCGTGGCCGGCCAGGATCCGGAAGACCTGCTGACGAAGAAGGGGCTGGGCAAGATCCTGATCGCCTCCGGCGGCCTGGGGATGTATGGCGATTTCATGTTCGGGGACAAGGGCGATCACCAGAATGGCGCGCTGGCCAAGCTGCTCGGTCCCGGCGCCACGATGATCGAGGATGCGCTCAACCTCGGGTACAACACCCGGGCGGTACTGGCCGGCGCCGCGGGGTCAGAGCCCGAGCCCGGCGACAGCACGGTCAGTCCCGACCAGCTTGGCGCCCAGTTCCTGCGCTTTGGCCGGAACTACACGGCACCCCTGACCCGCCTCTGGTACGTCAAGGCCGCGTTCAACCACATGGTCTACGAAAACCTGATGGACAATTTGTCCCCGGGGTACAACGACCGGGTGCGTCAGCGCATGGCTCAGCGCAACCAGACGTCGTGGTGGGGGCCGGGCCAGGCATTGCCGGAGCGGGCGCCCGACGTCACCCAGGCGATCGGCGGTTCGCCCTGAGTGGTGATAAAATATCATCGTCTTCCAGGGGCCTCCCATGACCGTTAATACCCCGCAGTCCACGCAGCAGTACACCGGCAATGGGGTCACCCTGTCGTTCCCGATCCCGTTTTATTTTCTGGTCGACACTGACCTGAAGGTGTCCCGGAAAGTCGCGGCTACGGGAGTGGTGTCGGTCCTGACCCTCAATTCGGACTACACCCTCACGGGCGCCGGCAACAACGCAGGCGGTTCGTTGCTGATGGGCGTTGCGCCGGCCAGCGGCGACCTTCTGTTCATCGAGCGAAACATCCAGTTCGTCCAGCAAACGGCTTACCCGGAGAACAACAAGTTCCCGTCGGCGAGCCACGAGAAAGCCCTCGACCGCGACACGATGGGGCTGCAGCAGCTGGATGCGAAAATCGGCCGGGCGCTTGTCCGCGACCCTCTCGCCTCCTCGTACGATATTGGCGGCTACGGCCTGTCGAATGTTGCCGCTGGCGTATTCCCGGATGACGCCGTCAACGTGGACCAGGCGCGCGACATCGCCGAGTTGATCGCGGCCGGTATCCCCGGTGGCGTGGGCACGTTTCTGCAGTCGGGCGTATCGCCCATCACGCGCACCTTTCAGGACAAGATGCGTGACCAGTACACGATCAAGGATTTCGGCGCGCTGCCCGATGGCGTCACCGACGCATCGACGGCAACACAGCGTATCAAGACCTCGGCAGGCGGCACGGCGATCGTGCGCTACGTGTCGAACGCGGCGAACATCGCCTCTACCTACGCGTACGCCTCGTTGGGCAGTACGGATTTCGATGGCCTGATCCTCGACGCGCCGCAAGGCGTGACGCTGCAGCTTCCGACCAGCGCCGGCCGGCCCCTGCAGCAGATGAACGTGAGCCGACAGACCCGTATCCTCTGGATGGATATCGGCGGCTGCGATTACTACCCGCGCCCCAAGGTTACGACCCAGCGCGACAAGGTAAATTTCATCGGCGCGGGCGATCTTCGCCAGCAGAAGCTGACGCCGATTTCAGGCACGGCGGATATCACCTATCGGTCCATCGCCAACCTGGGCACCGATACGTTCGGCACGACGGGCCCCACAACCACGGCCTCGGGCAATTACATCTACGGCTCGGGCTTCACCCTGTCGACGTGGTACGGCGGATTCATTTCCGTGTCCCGCAACGAAACGTATTCTGCGACGTTCGACCGCTCGGGTAATGGCTATGTTGGCGTGATGTTCCGCCACACGGGCGGTTACTCGGTATGGGCGTGCGACCCGTCGGCGCCTGACACCACGCTTATCGCGCGCTTCGTGAAGCCGACGGGCGGCAGTGTGTCGTCGGTGAACGACGTCGACTTCCCGGGCCGCCTGGCGTACAGCAGCTACAGCCCCGCGCGTTCCGTGTGGGGCGTCACCATCAAGGATAACGACAAGGCGCTGATCACGCTCAACGGCCGCGCCATAACCACGCCGCTGTGGAATTCGGGGCTCGGCGACATCATCGAGGTTGGGTTCGTGTGGCAACCGACCGCGTCGGGCTCGTCGTGCGGCATCTACGACATGATGATCGAGCTGAACAGCGATCCGCTCGGTAGTCCGGAAATCCCCGAGGTCCGCATCTTCGGCGACTCGACCAGCGAATACCTGCTCGGTATGTGGCAGGATGACCTGGCGGACATGCTCGACCACACCTTTGGCGTCAAGGTCGGCCTCATCACCAACTACGCGGTGGCCGGCACGAACAGCGCGAACGTGGTCTCGTCCAT